GTAATCTGAGTTGCAGTCAAGTTGTCAACGGTAACCCCTGTTAACTTCTTAAACTCCATTGTTGCAGCGCCAGCTTCATAACCGAACATCACACCTAAGTAAGCTGCTTCTGGGAACTGAGTGTCTGCATTGCCACCATAGATAGCACCAGCACGATCATAACCATTAGTCTTAAACGCTTTAGCGAATGATGTGGTATCTGCTGATTCTGATTGGTTGATAATGTTTACATCATCATCAGAAGTCTTGTAGAACTTACGAGCACCTTGTGCAAAAGCTGCAATCTCTAATTGATCTGCTTTAACATGAGAGTAAGCTAACAAGCCATACCAATCGTTATTCTCTAACATAACAGCATTCAATGCGTCTGTAAGAGATTCAGTGGTGGTGTAAACTGGAGTGAGGTTAGTAGAAGCTTTAACAGAGAAAGCAACACCAGCCACATCAGCAGTAAGAATCAGAGTAGTTGTGCCAGATGCAGTTACGGGTTCTGAGCCACCATTAATAGCTGAAGTCAAACCAGTCACAATTTCAGTGGCTGTTGCAGAAGCATCAGAGATGAAAGAGAACACAGTGCCATTCAAAGTAACTGAGTAAGTAGTGCTGTTAGCAACTACTGGAGTATAAGTTACGATAGTGGTATCTTGGCGACCAATTGCAAATGCTTCAACAGAGATCTCTTGACCAAAGGTTGCACTAGCTGCTTTGTATTCATCTGAAGTAGTGGCGAAGTCTGTAGCAACTTCAGCCAAATCAGCATACACTTTATATCGAGTTGTAAACGCTTTATGTTTACCTAAAAACATTGCTAAGCTATAACCAGCCACAGTGACAGCGGATGTTTGACGATCTACGTTTACTGTAACAGCCGTATTAATTGAAGCCATTATTATTACCTTTTTGTTGTTTAATTAAATATCTATTTCTTCAGTATCTGTGTAGATCACATTACCTGTCTCGCCAATCACTTCGTGGGTTACTTCAATAATATCAACGAAATCTAATTCATCGGTATCTGAAACAATGATATTGAAGTTAACATCAAATTGGTGACGTTGTTCCCAACCAGAAGATAGTTTGTAAGGGGTGTGTTTTATTTGGGATTTATTTAAATAAAATAATCCGATAGCTTCAAAAGAATCTAAATAAAATGTTTTGTTTAATTGATGGGAAAGTTGTACTGCAAGTTGATCTGATAGAAGCCCTATAGTTACTATGTTTAAAGTAACTCTCCACTGGGATTCTGTTTTATAGTCAACAGAGTCTAAATCGGTATCAACATATTCTTCCCACTGATCCCCTAATTGTTGCCAGTTAGTTAGCTTGAAGGCTATCCAATTGTCATAAGGGGGATTCTCTTGATCTTGTATACCTATTGGGTATTCAGAGCTAACCCTAAGTCTTAGTATCTTTGCTATTTCTTTATGCAAGTAGTGAATATCAATCATTAAATATTTCCTACTTTAAATGTGAGTTCTGATATTAAGTTAGGAGATTCACCGATACGACTGCCAAATCTTAATGGGTCGTTGAAACCTTTAATGTCAGCCCACTCTTTACTGTTTGGAGGAACCTCAACATTGATGATATTCTTCTCAATCTGTTTAGCAGCCTTAGCTCCAACCTTGTTTGAAAAGAACACAACATTATCAACGCTTAAGAAGCTAAGCTCACTTCTGATAATGTCTGTTACTTGTTGCTTGTTATTTTCAGATAACATGAACTGACCTTTCCAAGGACTCCAGTAGTGGAGGTGGGAAGCAATCTGTGCAACAGGTACACCATCATTCATCCAGTGATCTTTAGAGTTGATGTAACCTACATTCACTGACTGCTGTTTAAGCTGCCTACGGAGCTTTTTAAGGCCACTTGTATCAAGCTTAGTAGTAACCTTCATCTTAATCATAAAAGCTCCTAGTTAAGCAGTGAGAGTTCTTTAGCATCTATCTGGACAGCGTAGGCATCTCTGCCAGTGAATCCGTTAACATCAATCCAATCACCGAGCTTAAATACACGATAGCTCTTACCTGCGTAGACAAGTTCATCAGCTTCAGCAGCTTGTTGACTGTTATGCTCATTCAGCTCTTGGTTGGTGAACAACCTAATCACTTTACGGGTTCGTAATGCTTCAGGAAGGAGTGTGAGAATATCTTGTTTTATGATTGGGTAAACTACAGCTTTAATGTCTACAGAAGTTACTGTACCTTTGGTGTAAACTCCTTCAACAAAACCACCCTGAGCAGTTCTATTTATGGTGACAGTCTTTGCTTTAATTAACCGGAAGGGCATTCTGTTATACATTTAGAACTCCCACTTACCAGTATCTTCACCTTCTAAATTAGGCTTGAAGTTGCGAGTGTACAACCAGTCGTAAAGTCTTGGATTATCAGTATCACTAATGCTTGCTATGTAGTCATTAACACTAACACCAGCAGCATAGGGCATAACACCTTTAGGGATGATTGACACAAGAGACTTATCTGAAGTAAATGCTTGCAGAGCTTTTAAATACTGCTTACTAGCTTCAGACCAAACTTCAACATCACCATATAATTCTTTAGTGCTCACTGTACTTATAAATAAAGCACAAGAGTAAGCTGCCATCCTAGCTGCTTGCAATAAGTCGTCATTCTGCAACTCAAGGAACATCTCTATTTCTTCATCTTGAAGGATGTAAGCCCCTTCCTCTAAGAAGGGGAGATTTCCGTTGTCTTGAATAAGGACTCTTACTTTTTCAATATTAGTTAGAGCCATTGTTTAGCCCTCAGACTTAGTAGTCGCCAGCATTTGCCCAGAGGATGGTGATGGTTCCTGTGGCAGTAATAGCATCAGTTGCAGTTGAACCAACAGCATCTACGTTCAAGTTCAAGTAAACATCTTTAGCAGTGGTTGTACCATCTAAGAAAGTTACAGCAGTAGAACGAGATTTAGATACGCCAGCTCCAGCTACTAACACGGTACTATTAGAAGCAACGATGTCAGCCTCTGTACTAGTTAAGGTAGCTTCGTTTTGTGTAACAAGGGCTGAGCCAAGAGAAGACAAAACAGTAGCAGTTGCAGAGATACCTGCACCGACTTTAGTTAATGTAAGGTTGTGAGTTACGCCGAGAATTACGACAGAACCTTCTGGGAAGTCATAAACCTTAACACCACCTTGAGCACCGTTAGCACCATTATCTGTGGTTGCAATGCTCACTGCTGGAAGAGTTAGTACAGTCTTCTGTACAGCACCAGCATAATGTTTAGCAGTCACGCCAGTACCTGCTGCGGCACCTTTGTTATATTCAATTAATTTAAGACATTCGTGGGTGCCGTTTTGTAATGGTAACATGATGTGATCCTTTATTTGTTTAAGTTATTGTAAAGACAGCTAGAATTAACTATCTTAAGAATAACCTCTACCCTTTCGAGTAGAGAATTATTTACTACTTACACATTAAGCGTATGTAGCAGTACCTTTAATCAAGGCTTTTGGCCACAGGGTAGCGCACAGGAAGTTGGTTTCATAAACCATTGCCAAACCAGTACGGTCTGCTTCCATCTTCTCCCAGTAGTATTCTAACTGAGCTGGTTGGTCGATAGAGTCAAAAGTCATGTCACTTGGAGCAGTGAAGATTTTGAACATATCTGGGATGTCAGTTGGGAACATACGGTATTGGTCAGCAGCTAACTCTGAACCAGCAACACGAATCCAGATAACACCACCGAAGTCCAACACTTGATAACGTTTACCGAGGTTAACGCCAGTAGGTGCAGAAGTACCAAGGATACCAGTCAAGATTTCAAGAGACTGCATGTCAGATAACACACGAGCATTCTCAATCACGAAAGGATGGCCAGCCAAAGCATCAAACGCAGTACGACCAATGAAAGCTACGAACTGTGAAGGCTCAAAACCACCTTTGAAGTTATCAACGATATTGTCGATAGCAGCTTGGATGCTTACTTTAGGGTTAACATCAGGAGCCAAGTTCAAAGGAATATCAGACTGAGTTACACCGAATGCAGTGAAGTAGTTACAGATAATGGTGCCGTTAGGGGCGTATGCAGTACCATCAACAATCAATTGATACATTGCTTTGTCGTGCGTATTAACTACGGTTTGACGAGCAGTGGTTTGCTTACGGTCAACAACATTCTGCAAATTCTCAGGACGAGCACCAAGTTGGAAGTCTTCCCAAGCGATCTTACCTTTGATGTCCAAAGGACGTACAGAGTCTTCTACAGCAAAGTGAGGAACTGCTAAACGCAAGGTTGCCTTACCGTCTACACCAGTGTTCTTCACACGAGTACCGTAAGGAATATCAACCATCAAGTAATCATTTGCTGTGGTGATAGGCAGGATTGCAGTGGTAGAATCCAATGGCTCGATGCTGAATAAACCTAAATCTGCTGGCAACTTACGGCGAACGGGAAGATATTCAACACCGTCTGTCAAGTTTACCCATTCATTTAAGTTTAGTGGATCTTGTTTTTTAATACCCATAATTCTTTATTCTCTATTTTCAGTTGTTATTAAGGAGCGATAGCAGTCAAAGAACCGCCTACCAAGATACCCTGAGTAGCGAGAACGCGAATCAAGTTGGCAATATCGGTTGCAGAAGCGGCAGCGAAGGTTGCTTTTAAGCCTGCTTCAAACTTAGCTTGTTTTAAACGGCAGTTACGGGTAAGTGCGATTGCAGTACGGTTAACACCAGTACCAAACACTACACTTTCAGTTGGCTCAAAGTCATCACCGATAACAATTGCATAATCGTTAGTGATTGCAATATCACCAGAAGCATCTACGAAGTCCCATACAGCAGAAGCAGTAATTGCTTTAGCACGGAAGATCACAGAACCTTGTGGGAAAGTACCACCAGTGGTAGCAGTAACTGACACAACATCACGAGAGTTGTGAGAGTAATTCTTAATATCCTCATCAAGAACCAAATCGGTATAACGTGGATCAGAAAGAGTTTGAATAGTTGGTTGAGTAGCCATGTTTTATTATTACCTTATTTAGTTTTCTTGGTGTGTTTTGCTTTAAGACGTTCAGCATTTTGTTTCTTCAGGTCAGCTAAGCTCAAAGATTCTTCACCTTCAACCACAGCGACACCTTCTGCACCTACTTCAGTTTGGAGGGCGGTTTCATTCTCTACTTCACGAGCAGCAAGAATGCCAACAGTGAGGTCAAATGAAGCGTCATCTAACGAAGCAAAGCTTACTGCTAACTGTGCGGCTTTTTCTGTACCGTAAACATCAGTTAACTTAGCAAGACGAGTAGCTTGTTTAGCATCTTCTTTTTCTTTAGCTACGGCAGACAATGCTGCTTTTGCTGCTTCTAACTCAGCTTGCATAGATGCGAGGGAAGCAGCAGTAGCCTTATCCTTTGCTTCTAATTGAGCTGTAAAGTCTGCGGTAGCGGCTTCGAGGGCTGCTTGCAGTTCTACGTTTTGATTGGGCATTTCTGCTTCCTTCGATAGTTGTGTTGCTTTTGGTTTTTTACTGAATAAACTTGTTACTGGATTTTGCATGTTGTCGCCTGTTGTTAATTCTTCTAAGTAGGACTTGAACTCTTCTAGTGTCATTTGTTTGTCAACAAGACCGTTAGTCAAAGCTTTCTTAGCTGTGTAAGAGTTGGCACCTAATGCAATTACTGCTGGCTGCTCCATACCTCACCACATCGCAACGTGACTTGTGAACTCGTCATACAGCTCAAGAACACCTTCTTGTTGTTCTGCTAAGAACTCCTGAGTGAAGTTTCCTACTGCATCAAATGGGACTTTGTTATCACCAGCGGTTACATAGATGTCTTGGATACCCATATTCTT